TACTTCAAGCAATGTAATTATTCAAATTAGAGGAAATGAGATTAAATTCGTTGATTCTGATACGATTACTGTCTTTTTTGCAAATCCAGAAGTAGCTAACTATATTTGTTCAATATTTGATAAAGCAACCGATATTCGAGCGGCTAAGAAATCTGATTCAATATATCAAATGCAACTTTATCATATTCGAAAGGTCGAAGGCGCTTTAATAACTCGAAACCGTCTACCGGCTGAGGACCGACAACGAATTAGACCAAAACTAATGGATAAAACACTAGAAATTATGGCAGGGGACTAAACAAAGTCCCCTTTTTTAGTATAACAGAATATGAAAATAAATTTTGCAGAACGATTATGCCCAGGTTGATGGCTCTGGCGTGATGGGTTGGTGGGATTAACTTAAAAAATATTATTTTTATAATGTGGCAAAACTAATTAAAACCAAAAATTCAGAATACATAATATAAGAATAAAAACACCATTTACCTTAATGGCAAAACAACAAGCAAATCAAAGCAAAACTCCAGTATTAGATAATTTCGGTAAAGATTTAACGCAATTAGCAGCAGAAGGCCGACTCGACCCAGTCGTAGGTAGGCAAAAGGAAATTAGACGATGCAGTCAAATTTTAGCTAGAAGAAAAAAGAATAATCCGATCTTAATTGGGGAGCCTGGTGTTGGTAAAACTGCCATTGTTGAAGGCTTAGCAAAGATGATTATCGAGAGAACTTGCCCAAGAGTTCTTTTTGACAAAAAGATTATTGCTTTAGAACTATCAACACTAGTTGCAGGTACTAAATATCGTGGTCAATTTGAAGAACGTATGGAAAACATTATTCAAGAAGTTTCTGTCAACCCAAATATTATTCTGTTTATTGATGAAATTCATACGTTAATTGGAGCGGGCTCCGCAAGTGGTTCGCTGGACGCGGCCAATATTCTAAAGCCAGCACTCGCTCGTGGAGAAATACAATGTATTGGCGCGACTACAATTAATGAATACCGAGAATCTATTGAAAAGGATGGTGCATTAAGCAGAAGATTTCAGCAAGTTATGGTTGACCCATCAACATCCGATGAAACTCGACAAATCTTACACAATATCCGAGAAAAATATGAAGCCCATCATATGGTCAGGTATTCAGAAGAGGCTCTAGATGCTTGTGTTAATTACGGTAATCGATATATTCAGGATAGATTTTTGCCAGACAAGGCAATTGACTTAATGGATGAAGCTGGCGCAAATGTGCATATAGCTGGAGTAATAGTTCCAGAAAATATTAAAGAGCTTGAAAAAAAGCTGGGTGAAGTTGGCGATAAAAAAAGAAAAGCAGTTGAAGCTCAACAATATGAAACTGCTGCTAAGCTACGAGATGAAGAGCGCCAAGTAATGGATGAAATTGACCTTGCTAAAAAGGGTTGGGACCAATCTTTAAAAGATAATAGGCTGCCAGTAAATGAAGATGATATTGCTCAGGTAGTTTCAAACATTACTGGAATTGTTGTTAGTCGACTAAAGGGCTCAGAAAGAGAACGGCTTGTCGGTATGGAAGATTGGTTGAATGCAAGAGTAATAGGTCAGGATCATGCAGTTAAAAAGATTACTCGAGCAATTCATAGAGCAAGAGCAGGTCTTAAATCTAAAAAGAAGCCGATTGGGACATTTATTTTCTTAGGCCCAACTGGTGTCGGTAAAACCGAATTAGCTAAGCAATTGGCAAAATTTATGTTTGATTCAGAAGATGCTCTAATTCGAGTTGACATGTCTGAATTTGGAGAAAAATTTACCAGTAGCAAATTATCCGGAGCTCCTCCAGGTTATGTTGGTTATGAAAAAGGCGGCCAGTTAACTGAAAAAGTAAAACGTAAACCCTATTCAGTTGTACTTCTTGATGAAATTGAAAAAGCCCATCCAGATATTTTTAACACTCTATTACAGGTATTAGATGAGGGTCATATGACTGACGGATTGGGTCGAAAGATTGACTTTAAGAATACTGTTATCATTATGACTTCTAATGTTGGGGCACGTAAAGTTCAAGATTTCGGTAACGGCATTGGCTTTGCAACAGCAAGCTCTCTAGAAAAACAAAAAGATTTAGCTGCATCGGTATTAAAAAATGCGTTAAGCTCTCAATTTGCACCAGAGTTTCTTAACCGGATAGATGATGTAATCATTTTTGATAGTCTAACCAGAGAAAATATTCAAAAGATTATTGAAGTTGAGATTGCTGATCTATATGAGAGAGTTTCAGAAAATGGCTATACTTTAGAATTAACTCAAGCCGCAAAGGACTTTATTGTTGATAAGGGCTATGATGAGAAGTATGGAGCTAGACCTCTGCACCGAATGATCCAGTCACACGTAGAGGACCTGATCGCTGAAGCTTATATTGACAATACGGTCCAGAATGGAGATCATCTGGTAATAACCCATGATCCTGGAGCAGAAGAGCTTAGAATAATTAATGGAGACTCCTCTCAAATAAATAAATTAAAATAAGATGATTATAAAATGGGGAAATTTGGAAACAGAAGCATACCTAAGTTTATGAAAGATGAAAATGATATGCTGATTGGTGAGGATTCTATAAAAAAAGCAAGAATTCAAGAATTACAAGAGGGTCATTCTGAGCCCGAAATTGTTTCATTAGGCGATGCAGACGGCGGCGATTTTATCACAATTACAGTTAAAACAGTTGAAGGTGAAGAAGTTGCTCTAGAATTTAAACTTGACGACGATCGCGAAGAGACTGAAGAAGAGGGAATTTACAAAGGAACCCTATCTTCTGAATATAATGATGTAGTTTACCTGATTAATTGCGAAATCGAAGAAGCCGGCAATGGCGATTACGATATCAAAATTGGTGATGTTAGTGCAGATATGGGCTCAGCTAAAAAAGAGAAAGACGAAGCAGATATTAATGAATCACAAGTTCTAAGATTTAAACAATTTATTGGAGAAGCAATGGTCGATTTAGCCAATAGGCCTAAAAATAGGCGTGACGATGACGAACTTCCATATTTTGATCATGAGCCTATTTCAGAAGGATCTGGCTGCTCAGCCAAAACCAAGTCAATGATTAGGTCAATGTGTAAAGAATATTTGATTGACGAGGGTATGAAATACCATCAAGACGAAAATGAGTCTCATACGTATGACGGTTATATTCATGAGTGTACGTCTTATTTTAAAGAGTGCATGATGAACGAAGCTTGGAGATAATTGATCTTTTAATATTTTATTAAATGGGACCTAAGTCCCATTTTTTATTTTAGGGAGTATAATAAACATGATGGCTATTCGAGGACGCACTATTGCAATTTTTGACCTTGACGATACTCTGGTTGTAACTAATGCTCGTATCGAGGTCATGGACTCTCGAACTGGTTCTAAATTTTATCTGTCACCAAAGGAATTTAACGATTACGAGAGAAATGTAAATCATTCTATTAATTTCTCCCAGTTTGATGATCCTGATATCTTGCGAGCCGGCACAATCGTTAAGTGGACTCTTGATATTATGAAAGAAGTCTATGCAAAAGAGGGAGCAGTAGGTATAATCACAGCTAGGGGAGATGCTAAGCTCGTTAGAGAATTTATGTTAAGTCATGGAGTAGATATTCACCCAGACCTTGTATTTGCAGTAAATGAACCTGGCACAAAATTCATTGGTACAAATGCAGAAAAAAAGAGCCAAGCCTTTAAAAAACTAATAGAGAAAGGCTATTCTAAATTTATTTTCTTCGACGACGACATAAATAACCTAAAGCATGCAAAGCTGCTCGAGAAAAGATATTCAATTAAGATTAAAACTGAACATATTAAGCCCGAGCAATTGCCAGAGATTACAATGAAGAAAATTGGAATTTTTACCGGTAAATTTAAGCCTCCTCACAAAGGCCACTATGAAATAATTAAGAGAGCCCTTGCTGAAAATGATCAAGTTATGATCTACGTTTCTGATAGGCCTGAGGGCGGAATCACTGCAGACAAGGCAATCAAAATCTTAAAGAAGTATATTGGTAAAAATTCAAAAAATACAATAATTAAAAAGACAAGTATCTCTCCAGTTCGAAGTGCATATCAATTGATTTATGCACTTGGCGAGACGGCTGATGCACCAAACCACGCAATTACTTTGTATGCAGCACCTGATGATATGTCAAGATTTGATGACGTTCATAAATTCGCTGGTAAGATAAAGAACATCCAAAAGGTTAATACTGGCCGAGCAAAGTTTAGCGACGGCAACCGAGATCTATATGGAAAGGACCTTAGAAGATTTTTAAAGAATGACGACTTTGCCTCATTTGCGCAGGGGATTCCGGACAAAATAAATCCAAAGATCATTTGGAAAATATTAAGAACTAATGAGACCGGCGAATACACTGTGCCGGCTAGCGCTTTTAAACTAAATAAAAAAGTCACAAATCAGCCAATTAATCCGGTAACCACTAATCGAGCACTACAGCATCCAACATATCGAAATGGGTTTATAAACGAGAATAAAGTCCTGTCATTTAAAGACTTCACAGATAAGAAATAATGCTCTTTTAATCGGCTGATAAATAAACAAAAACGCGACCGATATGGCATCGATTTTAAATTTCGACAATTTTTACACAAAAATACAAGAAGGTTCTAAAGACCCATATGATAAGGCTAAAGTGATGAAAGTAAAAGGTAAATTTGAAGTTTACACTACTCAAGATGGTGAAATTAAAACCTTTGATACTGAAGCTGAAGCTAAAAAATTCGCTGATGATTATAATAAAAAAAACATCAAAGAAATCATGCCAGGCGTTGATTTAGGTGCTTCATTTGAAAAAATGAAAGGCAGAATGAACACTAAAGATGAATTTAAAGTATTTGACCCTAAAGAAAAGGATAGACTGCGAGAAGTTGGATTAGATTCTGCTAAAAAATTCCATGACAGCTTTTCAGTATTAGACTTTTTTGGTGGATCTCTACCTAATAGTTACGAAAGTGCTAGAATGGAAGCATCTCAAGCCGGTTACGACTTATCAACTGAAATGTATGATGAAGCAGCAATGATGGCACAGGACGCAGAAACTGATGAAGCGGATTCAGAGGATTATGGTCCTGAAACTGACGCGTATATTAGTAAAGATGAAATAGACCGCAGAGCTAGAATGATGGAAGCTACTGAAGCTGAAGTTGCACAAAGAAAATCAGCAATTGAAGAAGAAGATGCAAAAATTGCAAAAGATGAAGCAGCTTTAGCAACACGTGCTGAAAAAATTAAGGATGATGATCCAAACGCAATGACTGAAAGACAAATCCTCGCAAATGAGCAGGCTGTTCTAGCACAGAGAAAAGCTGATCTTGAAAAAAAGAGAGCGGAAGTTGCAGCAACTGCATAAAAAAGGCTAATTAAATGACTAAAGCAGAATTAATTGCAGATATCCAGGAAGAGTTAACCTTTTCAAAGGCACTACCTTATGTTATTCCAGAAAAAGAGATTGCTAGAATAATGAAGATTGCTGAAGGCTATTTTTATGATAACTGGCGTCATGCAGTTGAGCCTAGATATCTTGCAATTCCACAAGATGTTTTTAAAAATGATAGATTCAAAAAGGACCGCGCGGTTAGACTGCCTGATTGCGTACAATTCGTTCACCAAGTTAGAGAACCTAGAGGAGCTTCTATTTTTGGATCAATTGATAGAGACTTTTCAGAAAATAAATTTGTTGGTTCTGAGATATTCTTAACTCCATTTATTGGAGAATCAATTATGTACAGAACCATTCTATTCTCATTCTTAGACTTAACTAAGGGCTTTGTATTAGACACATTTGCATATAATTATAATCGTAACACTCATGATCTAATCATTATTGGTAGAAACCCAATCACTAATGGTATGGTATTAGAAGTTGCAAAAAAGATTGAATTAGAAGACTTGTATAATGACGAACTTTTCCAAAGATACATGAGAGCAAAAGCAAAATTAAGGTTGGGAGAACTCTTAACTAGTTTTGATTACAACCTTCCCGGTGGAGTTAAGGTAAATTATACAAACTTAGTAACTAGAGCCGAGGCTGAGCTCACTCAAGTAATGGACATGATGAAAGGCGAGAACACAGCCGATTGGATGTTCCTAATAAGACAATAAGCGTATGGCAATAGATTTTTATTTTAGAACAGAAGGCGATCCTAACTATAAACCTGGTATTTTTGAAGTAATGGACGATATCGAAAACACTATTCAACAGGTCAGAATGACTATTTTAACTAAGAAGGGAGAAGTATTAGGCGAGCCAGATTTTGGATTTGGAATGGAAAAATATCTATTTGAATTTGACAATCTTAGTATTACTGGAATTGAACGGGAGACAAATCAGCTTGTTGAAGACTATGTGCTAAATTCTAGAAAATATAAAATTGGAGTATCAGCCGGTTATCTAGACAATGTTGGTGATCCATATAAAACTTCAATTGTATTAGATGTAAAAATAAATGGTGAAACTTCTGCTTTCGCCGCCCTATTTGATGTATGACAACTTATGTACCACTATTCGAAACTTACTCAACTCCAAGTTGGTGGATTGGCCTTGCTGATTGTAATGGTATTGAATCTTTTATTCAAGAACCAGATATGAGCGACGCGGATGACGCAGATAGGCTTGCTGAATTGGGGTTAGATAAACCTGGCGCTGGTAATGAAATGCGAAAGGACTGGTCAAATACGGTAAGTATGTTACAAATGCGAGCTCGTACAAATTCTCAAAGACACGCAGTAGTATATCGAGTTAAACTAAATACCGAAGACTCTGATCAAATCGAAGAACTGTTAAGAGATAGTGAATACACCACTGCGCTAGATATACTTAAGCGAGAAGCATTAGTAACCCAACTTGCTAGAGGAACTGGCGTTAATTCCGAAAAGGCCTGGAATATGATTCCAAACCCGGACCTAGATCCATTTTCCTAAATTATAAGGAGCCTGGCTCGCCAACCTCTTTTGAGGTTTCTCCAGTTGGTGGAGTTTGTGCTGCTGGTGCGGCCGGCGAAGCAGGTGCTCCAGCTGGAACTGCTCCTGCATCAGCACTAACTTCTAAAGCTTTGCCATATGCTGCTAAGTAGTCGCGGTTCTTATGAATATCTTCATCACTCATCTTAAGATATTCCTTAATTAAGTATTCAGTTGAGAAGTATGGCTGGCCGCCATCGTCGACTACTGCCTTAAGAGCATTTAGTGTGGCAAGACGCTTATTAAGTAGATCCTGTTGTTTGATTTCTTCAAATACATTATCATCATAAAATTGAAGACCTACTGCATTTGAGAATTTAGGATCGTCTTTTAACTCTTTAAAGTCCAAGCACATTTGAATATAAAGAGGCTTGGTAATAAGCTCTTTAAAAGCAGAACGGAGTCTTGAAATAAATTTATTATACCGGATTTCTTCTCTAGAAATTCCTTCAGCGCTCATAGTATAAGTTCCCATACCATCGCCAAATCTAGATTCTGGAATTTTTGAATCTAGTTTTAGTTTATCATGGAAATACTTAAGAAGCTCAGAACCTGATAGATTTGGACCAGCATATTCGAGCGGTTCAATCTTGACTTGTTCGTTTCGGTCATTTATCGGTAATACATAGTTCTTATAAAAAAGAATGTTCGGTTTACCGTCAACTTTTAATTCACCAGATTCTCCGTCAAACGAAATATCTTCTTTTAGAGTATTTGTAAATTCGCGAATATCTTCTTTTGCCTTCTGCATTGACTTTGTACCTACTGGCACTGTCGTCGTTAAGCGAATTGGCGCATTCATTGTGTGCCAAATAACTTTTGAATGCTCAATGATTCTAAGTAGATTAAACGAGCGAACCATTCTTTCAACAAACGATACTCGCTTTGTTCTAAATTGATTTGAATATGAGATATAAATTACTTGAGAATCGGTAAGCGTTCTAAGTTTTGCACCCTTTGGATCTTTTTGTGCCCATTCTAGATAAATCTTACCGGTAAAATCCTTTTTAACTTGAGGAAAAAGAGTAGCTGGATCAAGTTCTTTAAATCCGATAATATTCTTTGGATTCATTGGATCGTCAAAGATTATCTCAAAGGCTAGATGGCCTTCGATAAGCCACTGATAGAAATATTGCCAAGATGAGATACCTGTACCAAATCCCCAAGCGGAGTAGATCTTTTGAAAGTTTTCTTGATAGCGGTTAACAATTTTCTCTTGGTATTGCAATCTAGCTTCTTTACTTCTTCCCTTATACCGAATTTCTCCTATCAGGTCATTTGGATAACAAAAACGGTTATCATCGTCAAATACGACCGCATCGTCAGTAATCGTTTCCAAGATAAATTCGATTTCGCCGTTTGATGCAATGTCTCTAAGTCTTTCTCTCTTTGAAATATAGTCTAATTGAAAGAATGCAATTGACTTTGATCGTAAGCTTGATGTAGTATCGGATAAGGCTAAAGTAGCTTTCATTAGGTCATCGCCCAATAGTCCGCCCTGCATTCCACTCAATTGACCTTCAATAAAGCCAATTGCTTGAGAATTTTTGATTAACAAGTCATCATATTTCATTCCAAATCGACTTAGCTCAGTTAATCTTGATCTAATGCCGCTGAGTGGATTATTATCTAAAAAGCCTGCCATTTATGGGCGTTATTTTCCAAATTCTGATAAAAGAACTGCAACTGGAGTCTTTACTGCAATGGTTGGATCGTTTCGGTAATCGATTTGTTCGATTTTTGAAACATCCTCCCAATCAATTAGGGATATGTTTGCCATGTTCTCTCTTTGATATTTATTTAGAGCAAAGCTCAAGTTAATTCCAGTGAGCTTGGACATGAAAGCCGGATTGACTGTTAAAAATGGGCCAATCGTTTTTTCGTTTAACCGGTTTTCAAATGGAATTAACTGGCCGTCGTTTCCATAAAAAAGCTTTAGTCTTTCTTGAACTGTTCTCAAATATCGACGGATGATAACTGATCGCAATTTGGGAGGAATCATTTTAAGATTTAGTATGATTTCTCCATCTGACCCACCCAAGCCTAGACAAACAGGGCTGTTATCATAATACGGCCGCTTAACCTGATATTGATTTAATGATTTTGGGCTAAACGTTTCAGATAAGTTTGGTACTACATCATTTGGCAAAGCATTCACCACATTAAATGAATAGAAATGACCAGGGATCAATTTAAACCTGTTAAACGGTTTACCTTCTTCCTGAAAGTAATAATTTGCATAATGACTCGATTCGGCAATCGTGCCATCTGTAATATATGAATCTAAATCAATATATGCCATTACTATATTTTATATTGATTTAAACAAAAAGTTTTCAGTTATAATTCCAAACTGTAAACCGCGAATTGATGCAAATTCACGAGCTGCTTCAAACTTAGCCTGATTGAGAATGAACTGCTTGGCTGCATACATATAATTCGCTGTCTGCTTATCGGTCATCCGTTTTGGAGCAACTGGCGGCTTTGTATACTTATTAGGTTTTACCTCGATTAGCCAAGCCTTTTCCTTACCATCAGTATCTTTTGTTACAATATAAAAGTCAACATAGTAAATGTGGCCTCTTTTATCTAGAGGGCTATAGTATGGAATGCCGACCGGCTCAGATGAATATTTTAGAATGGTTGGGCTAGCGTCACACCATTTTAGAAATTTAAATTCCCATGAGCTTCTAAAAATTATTTGACTTGGATTGCCGATGTACTTTTCTGGATTGGCTGGTCTAAAATAACCTTGCTGGACCTGACCATGTCGAGGGCTAAGAAAGGTCTTAATATTATTCTTTTGAACCGGCTTCATATAGTTATTTATAGGTAGACCATGTCTAGAACAGTCTCACTAAAATAGCCATTAATGAATTTTGAAAAATCATGAGTCGTTATAGATTTATCTTTGCTGACCATAAATGAAAAGAGATCATTTATGTCCTTGACTTGTTGCAGATCAATTAAAGACTGTTGATCTGTGTGAAACTTTTTAATTGTATCAAATACCTTATTCCAGAGAAAAATTGAATAACCCTGCTTAATTAAGGTCATCATCTGATTCTTTCCAGCTTTGTCTCGGTCGAATATGATTCGGGTTCCGCTCTTTGACCCTAAATTTAATAAAATTGATCGAGCTTTACTGACGCCAGACGTTGCAATACAGTTTTCGACCAGCATTGAATCAAATTGGCCTTCTGCTAATAGAATCGGTTTAGCAAAATCAATGTTTAGGATATTGAAGTAATTATTTAGAAAATTCGCATCCTCAATAAGAGATCTTTCGATCTGCTTTTGAACAAACATTGAGCTCAACTCAGTATAGCTCTTAATGATGTATTTGCGTTCAGCGTCAGCGCGTAAGCTTCTAGTTGCGAGGCCAAGTATTTTTCCAGATTTTCTATCAAAATTAAAAATGTAGATTCTAGAGCTAGTTGCATCAGTATAAAGAAAATCTCCATAATCAGGAATTCTGTCTAGATTTCGACCCTTAATAAAGACAAGCGCTGCTGATTCTTCATCGACTAAATCAAGTCTTTTAAGTGAGAACCGATTAATTATGTCAGTTATCCTAATAAGTTTTGACGTATCTGACGTTAAGAATCTAACTAGTTGGTTGTCGACTCTTTTTATCTTAACGGTTGTATCCTCTTCAAGAATAAAAGTCGGCATCAATACTGAAAACCGACGGCTCATCTTTGATACGAATTCTGCAAGGCTCATGTATGTCATGCAGCCGTCATTAAAACATTTATAATGCTTAGTATCTAGGTATAGATTGCCACGCTTTTTACCGATCTTCTTTTGAGAGTCACCACAAATTGGACAGGCAAAGTTGAGCTTGTATTCAGTGCCGGTCTCAATCTTTTGCTTTTCTAGAGTATCTGGAAAACGTTTCTCTAAAACTAATTTAACAAATGCTACTACTTCGGATCGCTTCACGTAGTTTCTTCTATAGTTTTAATCGGCTTGGGTTTAATTGCCAATTTATAAGCCTTAGTTAAGTCATATCCCATTTTATAATAATCTTTTCCCTGTTTTATGGCCTTTTCATATTTGTCAGTTTGTAACCAACTGCCGCCGTCTGACGAGTTAATTATCTCGGACCAACCATTTTCTTTAAGATAGATCTTCATCACTTCTACTGGAATAGCAAATGGATCTTCAACTTGGATTCCAAGCTTTTTTGCAACGCGATCTCGGTATTTAACAAGTTCATGTTTAGGCACAATGACCGTATTTAAACCAAACTGTGAAATTGCTTGTAGATAAACTGTCATTAGGTCAGGAGGAATTTGTGCGTCAATGTTACCGATAAAACCTTGACAGCTTTCTGGAATTTTAGCATAGTCAAGAGTTTGACTGTGAACCGCATATAACGGATACATCTCCTCATCAGTAAAATCCTTTTTACGACTGCGTGATTTAACTAATTCTATATTTCTAGATAAGGATACAGTCAGTTCAGGATAACCCATTGCCTTTATGATCTTATTGATTGGCTCAATGATCAATCTAAAGAACTGTTGTTGCTTATCAATTGGCGGCGCAAATTCTTCTGGATATGACCCGGGGGCATAACCGAAAATATCAAACTCATATTCATTTGGCGCAGCATAATAAAAGCGAATCTTTGAGCCTGATTGAATGTAGTTATACTTTTGGTTGCCAGTCTTTTTTATAATGTGATTATGATAGGCAGCTGCTCTAGCATAAATCGAAATACCTTTTTCAAGTTGTAATGGAACCAACTTTTTTACATAATCATCATAAACTCGGATTGAAAAGTTAAAAGCAATATTGTCAATCGGTAATTGCTCAAATTCTTCACGAATTGCAGTTAGCTTTGGAATTAAGTCTTGCTCTAAGTCTAGTGATGTGCCGACTTCTAGTAAGTATTCATATAACTGGTAGAGATTAGTTCTAGCCCAAACCGGATATGCTGCTTGAATTGCTTCAAGACCTTTAATGATGAGTGATTCTTTGGATAAGAGTTCTTCTTTTTTATTGTCTTTGTACGAGACTTTAAGAATGTATTTCTTTTTGGTTAACCAAATTGCAGATCGTGAGATATTCTCAAGCTCAAAGTCTTGCCGATTATCTGTGTGAAAGTAGGCAGCATATCGAGTAAAAGCCTGCTTAAAATAGTCTTTAAGTCTATTTCGATTGATTGCTAAACAAAATTCAAGTGACTCCTTTGAATTAAGTTCTTGAGAAAGTCCTTCAACTGATTGAATTGCATAGTCAAAACAAATATAAACTGAGTCAGTATCCGTGTAAATTGCGGCCTCTTTATCGATTTGCGTGATTGGTCGGCCAGCAATGCCAAGCTTTTTATGAAGTTCAGTATCGATGTGCCACTTTGCCATAAAATAGTGATTTATTGCCTTGATTGAGAACTTAATTAGGTCCTGTCCTTGTAGAGTAATCGATTGCGCAATCTCGTTATTGTGGAAGTAGAAGTATCTGTTTCCAAAAGCACCATAAAATGAATTAATTAAGATTTTAATGGCGTTTTGCTTTAAATCCATTGACTTAATTACTTGTTCTTTTTCAGATCTTGTCATTTTTTGAATGGCGGTATACTGTTTTGTACAATTAACTAGATCGAAGTTTATCTAGTGAGTATAATCTTAAATAAATACTAAAAAGACGATTAAAATGGCAGCCTTGCTCATGCAAGATAGAGTGATTTTAAACAAAAAGTATCCATTTTTGGTGAATTTTCCATTTTCTGAATTTTCGTTAGAGGTTGGAGAAATTCCCTATGGCCTAAAAGGCGTTTCAATATCTGACGAAGATGGCTATGACCCAAAGTTAGCCAAATACTCATCGCCGATCATTAGGTTCGTCTATGAAAAGGATTCTAGATTTTCAATTAATATTCATGAAACGGATCTTGTTTGGGTTCACCGTCGGGCCGAAACGGTTATCGAATTGGATGTCATTTCACAGATCCTAAATCAAGGGCTCGTGACAACAGACCTATTAACTAAGCGCGACTGCACTGAAATAGCTGATGATTGGATTAAGAAGCTGGCTGATTCAAAAACAATGCTGGCATATTCAACATTTAGTGACGTTTTAGCAGTACTGATAGGAGATAAACAAATTAAAGATACTGTCCAGTTGATAAATAGCATTAACCGGCTTTCCGACAAAAAAGGATTAGTTAAGTTAAGCAAGGACGAATATGCAATTATTGATGCGTACTATAACTTTCGTTTGATTTATACGAAGCTAATTCTTGGAGTTGTCATTGCCTCAAAAATATCTCTGTAAGATGCAAACTGAGATGGATTTATTTATAAAGTACCTCTATTCAGTTGAGGAATCTTTTGAAACTCTTACTAAAGATCAGTTTCAAAAATTGTGCCTTATCCAAACCAAAGTAACAGAATTAGTCGATAAAGTAGACAAAATATTTAATGAGGTCAAAACCCAGCAAATTCAGCAAGCAGACCAGCCTGTTTCGGTTCCAGTATTAGAGCCGGTCGCCATATCGGAAAAAAAGGTAATTGGGTTTGGCGAGTTTATAATAGAGAAAATTGCAAGGCGTGGAGATAAATGGGTTGTTCTTGATTCAAAAGGTAAAAAGGTACTCGGTACCCATCCATCAAAGGAAAAAGCAGTTAAACAATTGCAAGCTATTGAAATTTCAAAAATGAAAGCTAAAGGTACTTGGAAAAAATGAAATTCCTAAAGAAATTTTCAAATTTTATAAATGAATCTTATTACCTTGAGAACCGTGATCGACTCGTTGATACCTATACTAGACTATTAGATGAGCTATCTAATTTTAATCAGGAATTAGCTGATGCCCTTCAGGAACTAGACTCTAAAGTTGATGAGTTAGACAGTAGAGAATGGGGCTACAATAGATATTCACGAGATCTTGAGGCTCACTATGCAATAGATGTTAAACTATATGCAGACGTAAGCTTAGAAGATTATAAAAAGGCTAGCGGCAACGATGAAGCATCAAATGATGATTTGGACAGAGCCTGGTGGAATTGGTTAGAGTTTGAAACTGATGATTTTATTAATAATGTGTTCTTAGCTAAATATGGCGATGTATTTAAAGAAGTGCGTATGCTTGGCCAAAGTGGGGGATGGATGTGTCCAGTTCCAGAGTCTTCGTTAACTGATATTTTAGAAAACATTGAAGCACAAATGGACGAGTATAATAGCTCAATTCAAAATCTTGAAATTGACGAGCTTGCTGATATTAGAGCAATTCATGAGTATGAACCCAGCGAAAGAGATAGATTGACAGATTTAGGCCTAGTCCGAGGAAAATCGGACATGGCATACGCTGATCTTACCGATCAAAAGATGGAGGTACTTAGATTAATTGAGGATGAGATTGGCGTACTTGCTCGTCACGAAGAGGCTCTAATATTCATTAAGAATGAACACATAAAATTTGAGAAAAACGCCAAAGCGAATTTTCTTAACTTTGTGAATGAGAGTTAATTCTAAATTTGAGCAGCTCAAACTGGTGTTTTGACACAATAAACTTTTCCCGATTGTAGATTTTTTCCCTAGTCGCTCCGTGCTTTACAATGTATCCATTAAGGTCATCAATTAAATCATAAACGACTACTTCATGCTTACCAGCTAATTGGCGCATACCTCGACCAATCGACTGTCTAATTGTGATTTCTGATTTGTAGCTCTCTGCAAAAATGATATGGTTGACATTTTTAAGGTCAATGCCAGTAGAAAAAGTTCCATATGATGCAACTAATACTACACCTTGGCCTTTTTCCATTGCATTTTTATAAGAAGCTCGATCCCGGTCGCCGACTTCGCCATCGATATAATAGCAGTTTTCATTCCATTCTCTAATTTGGTTAGCAATTTTAGCTCCATATTGGTCTTTAACGTTAATGAATAGGATAAGCTTATTGCCATCAAGTTTTCGACAGAGGCTTGATATAAAATTTATTCGTGGCTCATAACTAACAATAAACTCACGTTCCATCGTAAACATGGCTTTACCATCAATTGATTTATTATTCGCTTTGAGCCATAGATACTTTTTAACCCACGGTTCGTCTTCTGGGTATTTAAGCTTTATCATTTTAATGTATACATTTGGCGAGTGCTGCTGCTCAATTAAAAAACTTGGCTTAAGGACCATCGATAATGGACCTAAATACTGTTGGATCTTAAAAAAGTCAGAGTACTCTTCCTCAACTTTAATTGTGCCAGAGAGTCCCAGCTTATATTCTGCATTTTTAGAAGATAATAAGATATTTTTAATTGAATCCCCTCTTGACGTATGGGCCTCGTCAATACATAATACTGAGAAATTTAAAAACCATTCAGGTTCTCGATTAGCTAAACTCTGGTAAGTTGAAATAACTAGATCAGCTTCTTCAAACTTTTTATCTGAATACTTATTTGATCCGCCTATCTGCATTATTTTATAATTAAGTAAACCAGTTTGATATTCCTTTTCAAACTTTTCAGCAGTTTGGCCGACTAACGAAATATTTGGAACAACAATCAGGGCTTTTTTGTCTGTTGAGACAATACCCTTTCTTTTAAGAAAGGAGATATAAATGTAAAGAATTAGCGTCTTACCGGCGGAAGTAGCAAGCTCTTGTGCACAAAATTTATACTTAAGGGCTCGGTGAGCTGCTTCCATTTGATAGTCTCGAGTATCAATATTAGATCCATCTAAGAGAACTGACGTAAACTTCTCCAACATCTCTCTAGTAAAATCTAAATTAAGTAAAGAGTCTAAACCTTCGATTTCAATTTCATAACCAAAGTTTTGTCCAAACTTTATTACTTCTCGCCAAAGGCCAATGCCTATTCGATTTTCTGAGTCTATAAATTTATCATAGCCATCCCAAAGCCTTCTCTTATAAAGAACATTAAAGTGATAGCCTTTTTGACGTTTGCGAAAGTGCAGTTTGAGGTCTTTAGCCTCTTTTTTTAGATCCGAATGGATTAATTGCAGGTATTGACGATCATCGGTAACTTTAAATCTTAGCAAAACTCATAAACATTTTTAACCGAGAAGTTTTTCTACATCGACTCGGGTTTTCAAACCAAATAGAACAGCATCGACGGTCTTAATCGATTCTGCATAGAATGCAATTTGATTTTCAATTTGTTCTAATTTTTCCTTGATATCGGCGGTCTTGCCGTCAACGATTGTTGCCTTTTCATTGGAATTGTACCTCATTTGCATGCTTTTTGAAGTATCAACCCACTCCTCTCCCTTACGTTCACGGTAGGTCTTTTTAAGACGGGTAAAGTGTTCGAGTAAAGTATGATTCTCTTCAAGCAAACGCTGGCGTAAACTCAAAAAAGTAACCTGGACTTGTGACATCTTCTTGATGTTGTCCAATAACTTAATGCCATCATAAATCTCTGAAGAAAATACTTCTCGTTTTTCTTTAAAGACTTGGGCTACTGATTTCTTTTGAGTTTCTTCCTGCATCTGTTTATTTTACCTAAATTGCTCAGCAAGTTTTATCTGATAAACGTGTAGTAAACACTTTCCAATTGGTAAAAATCAGAGCGAAAGTCCTGAATGTTTGTGCTTGAGTAAATATCATTGCCAATAATGTGGTGATCTCCATTCTTATAGAAAACTCCAACCCGGCCATCATATAGACAAATTATTGAGTCTAATGAATAGTATTTGATTGAACCCTTGACAATAGATTTAAAGTCTTCGGTAGAAACAGTAGTTCCGTCATTTGTGATAAAGATGCTAGGTACTTTTAATCTGCGTATACCAGACCTAGGCTCTATTGCGTGTAGTACCTGTAAAACATATTTTAACTTGCCGAATTTGTCCAAGTCTAATAGGAATTGATTGTACTGCTTAGCGTTTAAAAAGTTGTAAATAGCGAACGGTTTCTGTGACTGTACGCAATCCCGAATAGCCGAATAACGGTTACCTTGGATCTCTCTAGTCTTTCTGATTACTTTTTCCATTGAAATTGTGTAAATTAGTATAAACTACTTAGTTATTTATCAGTAAAATATGTAATTATGGCGAAATTACAAGTATTCGATTTTGATGAAACTTTATTCAGGGTTCCGGGCTACGTTTGCAAAGAGGCAACCGGTTTAACCCCATATGAATGGTTTGATTCACCAAAATCATTGGACCAGTCCTTTAATATAAGGGGCATTGAAAATGTGATTCTTAGAGCTAGGGACACAGCTGCAATTAATATTTTGATAACGAATCGAGTCGTTGAAACTAGGGATGCTGTGATTGACTTGCTAATTTCAAAAAATATCAGATTTGATAAGCTCTATTTTTTAGGTAGATCTGGTAAAAAGGTAGACGTATTAATAAATTGGTTAAGAGAGGAAGACGAGGTTGATGAACTTGTTATCTATGAAGACTCTTTATATCAAATAATCGAGTATACTGTCGGTTTACGCGATTATGGATTTGTTGAAAATGTTAAATTTGTACTTGTTGATAAGAATAAGATTATCGAATTTGATATGATGACTGCTTGTGAAATTGAAGATTATTCAAATATTACTAGATTAAATATTATATGATATTATTTGTTGAAGGCCCAAGACACAGTGGCAAAACTCATTTAATTAAACAGTTTATTAGTCAATGCAGTGATCCTAGAGTTGAATACTATAAGTTTTATTTCGCAAATCACTTAAAGGCTCTGCAACTCGAATGGCAAGAAGATCAACCCGGTCTACATTATTTTAGTCTAGGCAATATTTTAACCATTTTAGAAATGAACCAGCGCGAAGCTTATCATGATAGGATTTGGATATTTGACCGAGCTATCATATCGGCCTATGCTTGGGCAATTTTAAGAGGCAGACTGACTCACGATAGAGCGCACTCAGAAGCGCATAAATTATTATCTTCCGCTCTCTATCGTAACTGTAAAACTATATTTGTAGCGGCTGATGGCCAAACTGATGATAATACTCGTAAAAAAGATCACTGGGATGCAACTGTTAAAACTGAAGATGAATCGTATTTAATGCTTGATCTAATCCAGAACAACCTATATGACATTTCTGACTTAAATAGGGGCAATGGATTTTACTCAATTAAAAACACTTTTGACCAAGTTGCGGTCACCTTCTTTATTGAATCTTGTAATTCCGCACTTGGTTTGAATAAATAACCAAGTATGGCAGGCCTATCACATATTAAAGACTTATATCAAAAGAAAGGTAAAGACTTTATTTCCGAGCTTCTCAATAAGCATGTAATTGTTAATGAGAAAATGGATGGGGCTTTTTTTGGAGTTAGAAAGAACTGTGAAACTGGCCAGCCTGAATTTTATAAAAAAGGCGGCAAACTTTCGTTTGTAGATAGAGTACTAAGTCGTTATTACGAGCAAGCAATCCAACACTTTGAGAAATTGGGACAGATTGATTTGCCATGCGATCACTATTTTGGATTTGAGTATTTTGTCAATAAAAATTCACAAAAGGTTGAATATGACAGACTTCCACAAAATAATCTAATTCTCAGTTACATTAATATTCTTGGAGAAGACGGCGAACCTCAACAAACAATCCATGACGGAGAAACGCTAAATGATTGGGCTGATAAATTACAGGTTGAAAGACCGCCAATTGTATTCGAAGGTAAGCTTAGCGATGAGCAAAAGGTTGAGATTATGGACTTTATCTACACGCCAATAGATCAGCTGCTTGAGAAATTTAAGACGACTTCATTTACCAAGCATATCCTTTCGGTGTTTAATCCTGAACTAACGGCCAGTTTCTTAAATGATGATATGGATAAAGCGATTGAGGGACTAGTTTTTAGATTCTATGAACCTGAATCCGGCGAAGATGATTCTGTCTTCTTGGCAAAACTAATTGATCCATGGTTTCAACAGGAAGCAATTGATCGTGCTGAAAATCAAAGAACTGAAGCTAAAAAAAGCGATGATTATATTTGGATTACAGTTACCGACTTAATGAATTATATTGAACGCTTTAATAATTCTGAGCTTCGGAGCTTGCCAATGGATGGAGAAACTATGGATGAGCGATACGTGTCGTTGATTAACTCAATCTATAAGGGCTTTGTTAAAGAGTTTGGAGATAAGTATGCGGAACTTGAAATCAAAATTCCAGAATATTTAAAAAGAGAGGAATTTAACGTTAACTTTGATTTAATTAATGATGCAGAAACAGTTGACTTAATTGAATCAAATCCGAACTATAAGGAAATCTATCGAATTTTACTGAATGTCTTTAGAAAGAAAAACATTCGGATTGGCGCAAGCTTTTTTACACAACCGATGAAAAAAATTCTACATTCGCAGATTAATAAAATAATGAATATTGTGAACGAATCTAAGCTATTTGAAAATTACTTTCCAACGTTCAGTGAATTTGTTGGAAACGCCGATGAACCTGGATATTTTGAATCATTTGCTGAAGTTCCTGCTAATAAGCGTAAGGTCAAGCAGGTAAATTTAATCTTATCTGACTTTCAGCCAATAACTAATTCTCACGACCGAATCGTAGAAAAGCTTTGGCAAGAATCAAATATGCCAACATTGCTAATTGCAATTCATCCAGGAAATAAGAGTAAAAGATTTCAGATTTCTAATGAAACGGTGACTGCTACTTTACGCAAATATTCAACCGCTAATCCAGAAAAGATCGCCGGCTTTTTTACAGTTAACGAAGCAGATATTGCTAAGATACTTGCAGTGATTAAACCAGATTTTGAACCAATATCAATAGTTGCAGAAAAAGGCAGGCTTGCGGATCTTGCTCTACAGCTGGAACATGCTAAAAAGAGATCAAGAGACCTAAATCTTAAAAGAAACTTAAGCTTAGTTGAAATCCCATATTCGCCTACGGCTAACGAAGCTATTCAAGCAATAAAGGCACAAGACTTTGCAACATACAAAGGTCTCGTGCCCCATTCAATTCATTCCGAATTTTTTACTTATAATCGCGACTTAAGTTAAAGTCGTAAAGTCTCCTTCGATAAAACAAATATGTTGGGCTTTGCCGTCATTGTGGATAATTACATGAGCCTGTAACCAACTGCTAGGGCCAACGTTATAATTGACTCTGAGTTTAGTGCTTGTGCCTACCGATAGAGCACCATCTTTTCTGCCTGGAGAATGACAATGGCCAATTACCATTTTTCTATTTAGCTTTCTAAACTGTAATAAAGAACCGCGTGAGCCATTTGATCCAACATCTCCATGTAAACCAAGTTCCCAATCATTAACTACAAACGAGTCGCTACGACCTAGTGTATTAAAGCTTGGAAATTTTTGCTTTATTAAATATGAGATAATTCCATGTTGGGCTTCTCCTTTTAAAAGTATGGCAGAAAACTCCATGTATTCGATGGAATTACGCAGAGTAGAGGCTTTGCGCCAATCAGTATTCTTTAACCATCGATCTAGAAAATCATCATGATTACTTCTAACAATCGTTACATTATAATCTTTAAAGTCTTCAAGGCCAACTAACATTGCGTCAATTTCATTACGTAATGAATTGCTGCCATCAATTTCACGTTGAAATTGGATAAATGGATCATTCATTTCATGGTGATTGATCGATAGGCCGTCGAATACATCATGCAGGACTATATGATCCGGCTTTAGTTTATCAAATAATTTAACAGTTCGTTTGATTATTCGTGAATCGTGTTGACCATAGTGTAGATCTCCAAGGATAATTGCTGAAATTGAGCTTTGTCTTTCAACATGACCTTTAGCTTCTTCTAAATTATAATTAACTCGATAATATAGATCAGAGAAATTTCCATCATCTTGGGCAGTGACTTGCCGTGCAAAGAATACTTCTTCATTCTTGATCTCAACGATCACAAAGCCTAACGTATGGTGAAACTCGCCCTTTTTACCAGCCTTTGAATCGGTGTAGTTATTGACGGTACACGCACCAGTAGTTAGCATCATTTTTGGGATATTGCCCTCAAGCACAGGAATCGTTTCCAATTGTACTTTAGGAGAACCGAAAATGCACGAGTTTATTCCAGACATTCCCTGTAAACCTGTCATTGGATCAACTGCGGTCGGCTGAATTTTTATGTCTGACATGATCCACATGTACTTATGAAGTTCATGTCGGTTTGCATCCAAGTAATCTAGGATTCGATCAGACCAGGTTTCATACTTCTTATCAGTAAATATTGATGTTGGGTTTTTATATCGGCCAGCAATAACATGAATACTTGCATTAACATGTTTGGCATAGGCTTCAATATTTGAAATAAATGCTTCGTGAACTGGCGTATCATTTTGAGCCCAAGTAATTATAAATCGTTTTTTCTTTGGATCAATAGATCGCTCTTTGGCTTTTATTAGTTGTGGAGACTCCTGATCAGGTTTCTCCTTGATTCCCAAATCGCTAAGCCATTTTTGGACAGTTCTACTAGATTTATTAAAGTATTGCTTGAGTAAATCCATACGATTATCCCAAGTTAGGTCCTTGTTCCAATAAATTTCGGAGATTTTCTCTAAGTCCTCCGGCGTTATCTCTTCAAATTTCACTAAGTTGTGATTTTTTCTAAGATTATATTCACCAGAATCATTAAGTTTTAGTAATCAGTTTAATATATGCTACCGTTGTCGCATATACCTAATAATATTATACTAAGCCAATATACTACGGATTTTGAAACTATGTACGGCTAGTTGTAGAATAAATAACTTTGGAATGGAAAGCTCTCATAAAAATGCAAAGAATTATCGAAAAGGAACTGAACCTTTACAGAATGCAGTTCTGCAACACCCTAAAGGTAATAAGGAATACGATTACTTGAAGGGAAAGGTTGAAAGAAACTTTTGGGTGATCCCATTTAATGTATGGGCTAAAAAACAAAAATTAAAGAGATGAACGTAGAAAACATTGAAATGGAGCAAGCCCCAGATGCAACTCCTGCTCAATTTATCTTGAGCCTATTACAAATTAGAGATCAAGCTCATATCATTCATTGGCAAACTGAGCTAGAGGCAGAACACCGTAACTTTGGAATGTTCTATGCTGAATTTTTAGTTTTAGTTGATGACCTAGTTGAAAGTATTCTAGGAAAGTACGGAAAGGAAGCGCTTTCGTTTGAGGAGGCCGCAATCGGCCTAGTTTCATATAATGGAAATTATGAATCATTTATGGAAATGATTGATGAGTCTGTTGCAATATTCTACTCAGTATTTGATCCTCAACAGGATTCAGAATTGTATAATGACTTGGATAATATCAAGACTCTTAAGAATAAACTAAATTATCTACTATCACAAGAATGATATTTAACGTAAAAAGACTTTCTATATTTGAAAGTCTGCTATTGGAAGCAGACATTATTAGAGTTGGCAGTGACATTAACAGCATTACTGGCGCATCTGATTCTGAAAAAAAGGACGCATTTGATAAGATCGATTTAATGCTTGACGATTTAATTGATAAAAATATTCAAGCCTATTTAGACAATCCTAATTTCATAAATGCATTTACTGCAGACGCGGTTATTTCGACAATGTCTGAATATTTAGCGTACTCAAAAACTAGAATACAGGAAAATAAAAATAGAATAAATTCGCTGTTGACCGGTGGAGTTTTTGCTTCAGACGAGGTTAGACAATTAAACGTTGGGACTGCTAAAATTCAAGAAAGAATTGAATTGCTTGATGAAATTTACAGAAAGGCAAAGATTGAAAAAGCAAATGAATTAATTGCAACAATTAGCGAAATAAAACAGGATATTCGTAATTTTTATATGACACCGGTTCAGGTTAAGTCTGACGAAATTAAGCAGTCGTTAATTGTAATAAGGTCAAATAGTCAGCCTATTGAAAAATACAAAGCCGCTGAGAAGGTATATGTTGACTTTGAAGAAATAGAGGAAATAACTAAAGAATATCCGCAAGAGATAATGACTGGCGTTAAACAGGCAAAACAGCAAGCAGAGGAATCAATTAAGTCTGAGTTAACTGAAGAAGAACTTGAAGAGATTCGTTACCGAAAAATTAATAATATCTTTTTTACAAAGATCGTAAAGGACATACTTGAATTTGAACAGCTATATGCTCAAGAAGCTGAAATTAAAGAAACTGCCCGTTTGCTTAGAAATGTTAGAATTGCAAATAATGACAATTTAGATGCTGATTCAAAAGCATACTTAAGCACATGGGTTGATCAAATTGAAGCAACCCTATTACGCCGAGCACAGGATAAATCACTGAGGCTTGAACTAAACAAGGGAATTCATTATGACTTTAATACTAAGTTACCGCTATTCAAAACAGTAATGTTGCCAGTGACTGGTAAGCAGATTGCGGATAACACATTTATTGCAAAAGCTAAAAAGAAATTCATTGAAATTTCCTCAATCATATTTGGTAATTCACAGCAACCGCAAAGTCAATTAAGCATCGCATTTCAAAATCTAGGTGCTTCTTTTTCTACAATCTATTCAGTTGCACTAAACCGAACTGCAAAAGCAATTGGAAAACTAGTTGGCGGTCGTACAGGCGAAATAAAAGCAGATGCCGTTTCTAGAATGTTTATGCCGACTACTGAATATTTGGACAAAGTAGATAATGTTGCAGAAGAGGCAGTTGCGCCAGGCGTAGCAATGCAAGTACCTGCATCAATTGGTTCAATGGGACCGATTACTCCACCAACTCAAACAACATTGGGTTCAGGAGATAATTTTAATCCAAAGAAAAAGAAGAAGAGAATTATGGAATTCTCTGAATTTTTAAAAAATAAAAACAATTGGTAATGAACCTACTTAAAAAGTTTGATCAGTTCATTGATGAGAATTCTGATAATATTGATCGCGATGCTCAACACCAAACTGAAAACTATATGTTCTTTGGTAATCTGGAAACAATTAAGAGACTTTGTGAAACTTTACTTGAAATGGATCAGGTCGAGGTTGATAATATCTTAAAAAGCGGCCACAGTTGGGCAGTAGACCATATTGCTACATCAAAGGACGATATTGAAGAAGTATTTAACTTTGTTAAGAACGAAATTGACGAACCAACTGAAGACAAAAGTGACAACGTTCGATATAAAATGCCAGAGTATTCAGAGAAAGAACTTGATCAAATGGCAAAGGATCAAATGAAACATGATGAAATGACGCTTAGAAGAGAACACGGCATTTAAAATCAAGCAGATTCACTTGAGATACGTTCAACTATACGAGACTTGGTCTAATCATAATCAATCTTTATTGATCTCTGAGAGTCTTAGATATCATCTGGATAAGGATCTGTGTATAGCCGAATCAGCATATAGGCCTGGAAGTGAAGCTCATATTGAACTACTTAAAGAGGCTAGACAATTATGGACCGCGGGTTCGATCCAAATAGACGAGGTCACAGAAGAACTGTTTGAAACGTCTGACTTAGGAAAAACCGGAGTCTATATGGATCAAGTAGTTGCATTGGATTTGCCGATCGAAGAATTCGAAACGAATGAAGCTCAGTATAAAGGTAAAGAAGTTAAACTAGGATATCCGAGTCGTGGCGGTGTCAAGAAATATCATGTATACGTTATGAATCCAAAAACGAAAAAGGTTGTTAATCTTGCATTCGGCGACGTGCACGGAGGCCTTACAGCAAAAGTTAGCGATCCAAAGGCTAGAAGATCGTTTGCGGCTAGACATCGATGTCATCTAAAAAATGACAAGACTAAACCTGGTTATTGGGCTTGCCGAATTAACCGGTATGCTCATCTTTGGGGAGGAAAAACTTATCCTGGATTTTGGTAATGACACCATATACTGATCTTGAAGTAACTGACTCTTGGATAATTAGAGAATTTACGGAAAACATTGATCCAATTGAATTAATGTGGCATCGAGATGATGAGAATAGAATAGTAGAAGCCGTTGCTGAAACAGATTGGATGATTCAATTGGACAATATGCTCCCTATAAATATAACTGAGAGGATTGAAATTCCCAAGCATGCATGGCATCGCTTAATCAAAGGAACTGGCAATCTAATCGTGAAAATTCATAAAAACTCATAACCTCATGAAACTCTACAGATTTTCGCAGTACATCACTGAAGCTAAGAAGACAAAACCTGAAATGGACCTAGTTGGCCAAGAGGATGTAGATGCCAACAGTGACAAAAAGGTTAATAAGACCGATACTTATTTTAAAAAACGTCGTGATGCTAGAGCTGAAGCAATTGAAGCTAGACTAAAGATTAAAAAGTTTAGAGATCAATTAGAACCAGAAGAAGCACCAAAGAAAAAAGGTCGAAAAAAGGCTAAAAAGAAATGAGGTTTGACATTGACGATAAGGTAATTCTTAGATTCTCTGAAGATAGGAAAGATTCATCTGCACTTTTTAGAGCGGCAGATGGAGAATTTGCGACTGTCGTTGAACGCTATTCACAAACATATTTGCCTGGCGTTGATTTTTATGAAGTTGAACTCGAAACGCCAGTTTCGATGGACGGTACTAATATTGTAGTAGTTTCTGGTCTATTAGAGAAGGAGCTTGAGCCAATGAACGCACAAGACGAAGGTAAAATCAATCCAAAGTATCTTACTAAGAATGCAAGAGCAATGAAAGATGAGATTAAAAAGCACTCTCATAAAGATTCAAAAGATGCAAGTGCATATACGAGTCACCCAGATGGTGGTTGGAAAGCTGATTATGGCAAAGGTGGCAAGCCCTATAAAACTAAAACTAGTCAGCATACAAAAAAGTTTCATCAAATGTTTGGAGAAGCTTTCATGGAGCAGATCTCAGAAGGTCAAGTTGACTCAGCTCTCGATAAAAAAGCAAAGACTACTGAAATTTCTAAATCAATCTTACGCAGCGTTTACAATAGAGGCCTTGCCGCTTGGCGAACAGGTCATAGACCTGGAGTAACCCAACACCAATGGGCAATGGCTCGAGTAAATTCATTTGCAACTAAAGGCAAAGGTACTTGGGGTAAAGCGGATAAAGATCTAGCACAAAAGGTTAGAAAAACCAATGAAACTATTAACTTGGATAGCGATAATAAATTTAAATGGGACAAATCGGACGAATATTATATTTTTCAAAAAAGTATAGGATACGTTAATATTGACACATATGATCCACCTACCACGTTTCCAGATAATATAACGGCTCTAATTAATAAAAAATATCCCGATTTAAAACGGCTAACTCAGCTAGGGTTAAGTAATGGCTTATATCTTGAAAATATTAGACCAGAAAAGTGTACTGTAAAATATCACATGGTGCCAGCATACGGTCGAGCTGGAATAAATGAAATTGCCGTAACTGCGCTAAGTATCTTAATGCAATTTAGTCTAGAAGTATTTAATGTTGATAAAGATGACTATGAAACTTGGGATGAATTAAATATTGAGATTCTGGATGACACTAATTTGTTTATGAGCACAAAGATAAAATATGAAATTACTAATTCATTCCCAATAGAGCTAGAGGAAATCGACATCCATATGAGTAGGAGCTGGGATCCAGCTAATTTTACATACGAGATTAAATTTGGCGAATAAATGGCTGTACGCGGCACGCATTGAGAAGGGAGGCAGTTGCTTCTCTTTTTTATTTATGGCGATAAATAACAAAAAGACTCTGACCAAATAATGGGAAATTTAACTACTAAAGAATTTTTTAGTTCTGTTAATTATCTTGCAACTGATGAAAAATTAGCAGATATTAAGGATAAGATTAACGTAGACCCAATTAGTGGAGGAGTTGAGTCTATATTCAACCACTTTGCGGTATTTAGGTATGTAGAAAACTTTACAGTTGATAAGTACGAGCCAGATGCGCATTTTGTAGGTTATTATCTACGTCACGACTTTGGAGCAGATCGCAAAGCCGCCGAAGATGAAGCTGATCGGAAAGAACAGGCTGTGATAAACAGTTCAGCACCAGAAATCGCTAGCCTGCCACTTGACGATAGAAAGCGACTTGCTGCCGCAGCTAGAGACAGTGCCGATCGATTAGCTGACCGAAATATTGCGAGACAGGAAGCAATGAAAGAGTACGTTTCAAATCCGACAGCTGAACGTATTATAAATTGGAGTAAAAACATTTCTCGTCACACGAATATTGGATATCAACCATTTGCCTGGACAGATTTTTCCTATTGTAAATTTTATGGCAAGATGCCAAATAATCGGATGATTACTTTGCGTCGCTATCCATTTCCAGTTCACGATCACCTTAAGGGCCCAGATCTATCTCCATTAATTCCAATTGCGCAGGCAGTAACCTGGTTTGGAGGAGAAACTGATAATAAGCTATCATCAATTGGAAATTGGCAATGGGATATGCCTTGGGAAAAATTAACGGTAACTGAACAGCAGATTGAAGGTAATGAAGTTTTAATTTCAGATATTACAAGCATCGTAGAAGGAATCGGTGGTAAATTCGGTAAGGGATTAGCAAAGGCTCTTAAAACAATTCAAAATGTTGCAAATATTGCCACTGATGAAAGGAAGGCTTCCGAAATTACTGGAATGGACGTAGATATACGGAGATATATCAAAGAACTGTACGACAAAGATAAAGGCCCGTATTGGAACAGAATATATGGACCGGTAAACGTAATCCATGAAAGTTCTAGAAGAATGAGAGGCATCCAAACTGCTTGGCAGACCAACTTTATTCTAAAGTTTCACTATCAATTTAGGTCATTTTCTGGAATTAGCCCAAAAATGGCAGCACTAGACCTAATGTCCAACTTTATGGCACTAACCTTTAACGATGCACAGTTCTTGGGGCAATTGGCAAGATATTTCCCAAAACCGGGCATTAAATTTTCTCCAGCGGTTACGCAAACCTTAACTGATTTGCTAATGAGTTGGGGTATGGGTAAACTTTCTACAAAGGAAGCCCTTAATAAAATATCTACAATCATTAAAGCTCAAGGCCAATTATTTAAAACTCTTAAAGAAGAGGTTGAAAAGGACCCAACCAGTGTTCTTAGAGACACAGTTAATGCTTTTGCTCTAAGTAAATTTGAAGGTGCAATGCCAAAATTACTTTCGGTAAAATCAGCGTTGGCAGATAGGCCAGTTGGGGAATGGCATATTGTTGTTGGCAATCCAATGAATCCGATCTTTGTTATGGGAGATTTGCTGTGTACCAAAACGACGGCAAAATTTGATGAAGAAATTGGGCCAGACGATTTTCCGACAGGAATTACCTTTGAAGTTACTCTACAACAAGGAAAACCTAAAGATAAGACTGCTCTTGAGAGAATGCTTAATCAGGGAATTGGCTCGTTGACGGCAACTAGACTAAACCCACCATCTTCTGCAAATGATACATTTGGAGAAG